TCTTCGTCTTGCTGTGTCCGTAATGGCTCGGCATCTTTTTTCTTCCTAGTCTTCTTGGGGAGGGGGAGCAGCACGTTCACGATTCCATAGAGGTCTTCAAACTCCAGCTTCTCTTCCTCTGGTGCCGACGCTGCTAACGGCTCCAACAGTTCGCGGATAGCTGGTGGGATTGGCCGTCTAGCGACCAGATTCTTTGCTCTATCTAGCTCTTTGCTCATACTTCTTCCTCTACTATTGGTATCCAGCGATGACGGCAGTTGTAGCCGCCGCGGACTATGAACGGGTCACCGGCACTTTTACCGGCCCAACTCCCCTCCCATATCTCAGCTATCTCATCACGGGTGTATGTCTTGTTTCTGTGCTTCTTACAGAATTCTCGGGTATCGCGTATGACGTTGCCCCGATACCTAAACTTCTCTATTCCCGCCTGATTAGCGATGTCAATCGTGAGCGAAGCCGAGAACTGGTTGATTGAATCTGTTGCGTAAGTTGTCGCATAACGCCGAAGGTTATTACCAAGGCGATCTGAGTTATAAACTCCATGGAGTCTATCAATCGCTGCCTGTTGCGTGGCTCCAGTCGTTGTTTTAGCGACCTCCACCAATTCTTCAATCTCTGCCTGATCGCTTGCTTGATAGATTCCATTAATGCGCCCCCTGACCTCTTTGATGAAGTCCTGTTTTGACCTGCCAGACAAGGACGCCTGATAGACCCCGTTCGCCAAGGCATCCAGTTGTGATTGCGCCAAAGCCTCAAAGCCTTGGAATGATAGCCTCTGAAGCCCTGAAATGACCTGTGGCTGTACTTTTGCGAAGTCCCCATAAGTGCCTAGCATCTCCTGTAAATCGCCTGAGAGTCCTCTGTAGTCGCCCAGAATGGTCTGTACGCTAGAAAGGTAATCTTCCTCTAGTATTCGGCGCATCTCAGAGCGAGCGTTGATCGCCCACTCCAAATCGAATAGCTTGCCTGCGCTATCTGGCGCGGACTGTATGAGGTCGGCCATATCCCGCTCGGTTAGGTCAAAAGCATTGGACAAGAATTCCTTGTGCCGCTCCTCCATAGCCTCTTGGATATTTTCATAGACGTCATCTGCCGCCATTACTGCGCCTCAGTCTCCACTGGGAACTGCCCTAGAACCTGCGCTGATCCCTCAATCTCAACATGGGACTGCGCCAACTTGTCATCATCAAGGGCGAGGTCGGCTATTTGCTTGTCTAGCTCTTGCGCTAATGTCACTGACCTCACGCCGCTGGCTTTCATCTTCTGCAAGAACTCAAGCTCTTTGTCGTAGTCTCGGATATCGAAGGAATCAGGATAGAACACCTCAACGTCTGGCGTTACGTCTAGCCAGTTGCAGAAGTACGTCCACATATGTTCCTCGGCTAACTCCAGCAGGTCGGCTTTCTCTGACAGCTTGGCGTTTAGCATTTGGAACTCGGTCTGCATGGCAATGCCTGACATCGTCTTTGCATCTGTTCCGCGTACAGCGCCCATCTGGGCCATACGGTTAATGGACTCCACCTTGTCTTTGATGGACTCCCTGATGCTGTTGATGTTCTGACCAGAGGGTTGTAGCAGAAACGGCTTCATGGTTTCGGCTGCGTCATCGGGTACGTTGATAACAGAACCCGCTCCCGCGCTCGCATCTGTGTCGTAGGTCTTAACCAGAGAGGGGTGGTTGCTAATCCTGATTAACTGCTCGATCTCTGAAAGCTCACTATAGATAGCCTTCTGCATGTAGGCGATGTCCGACAGGTCACTCACCCCCACACCACGGGTCACACTGCGTTGGGCAGGTAGATAGACCGCTGGAATCTTGCCCAGTGGGTTGTCTATCTCGCTAACCATCTGCTCCTTGTCGCCGTCAGACTTCCATTGCTGGATCGTGTCTTTGCGCCAGACGCGATAGTAACTCACCTTGGTTGTGGCGTTCTCACGGTCTACCGCTTCCCTTAGCTTCAGGTAAGTGAGTTCAAAGCGTCCTGAAGGCGTGCGCTCCCACTTCCAGTCGAAGACGTTTTCAGGGGTAAACAGAGACAGATAGGGCCGGATGTCTTGATCTAGCTCCTCCGCTCTCGTCTGCGCGTTGGACTCTGGCTTGTCCACAAGAATCCAGACGTGACCATAAACCGATGACCATATCTGGGCCTGCTTCATAAAACTGTTGAGGCTTGCGCCGTCCAAGTCGGCATCGTTTATCATCGCCTCTAGCGCTGGGTTATTGGCTAGAGAGTTGAACACGCGAACAGGGGGAGTGCGCCACAGGAACGAACTGTAGATGTGCACCACGTTGCGGCAGTGGTTATCAATCGGGGTCAACTGTATGCGTCGGGCATACTCGTTCTCTGACTCGTTCAAGTAGCCAGTCAGGTAGTTGCCTGCCTGATACTCCTCACCCCCAAGGTATGAGCGAACATAAAGCTCCCACCTATTCTCGTTGGCATCATAGTCGGGATGTTGATACTCGATATTGCTGGCCACTAGCTCCACCTCACTGGTTGTTCAATTTCTCTTTGCTTCCGAATCGGGTACAGGTACTCGACCAGATACCCTAGCGCGTCATTCATGTGGTCATAGCCGTCATCTTTGTTGGGTTGGCTAGTGCCTTCCTTGTAGGTCTGTCGTTCAAGTGAGGCGATGGTCTGCTTGCACTTGGGATCAACAAACAAAGACCGCACTCCACTGGTGGAGCGTAGCCTGCTGTTCACGCTGTTGATTCTGTCCCTGATTGCGGGGTGACTGTTCCGCACCTTTACCGCAAACCCTGCGTTCTGGAGGATTGATAGGTCTGTCCTCCCTCCCGCGCTAGTCTTTCTCTGCTTGCTGGCTGGGTCAGGGTAGATAGTGATTTGCCTGTCACCATACCGTTGCTTGATCTCGTCCACCATCTCATCGGTATTCGATCCATAAATAACGATCTCGTCGATCACTTGGATCGTATCCGCTTCCCTCACGCACACAGCTGCGCTCATAGGGTCTAGGTTAAAGTCCATGCCGATATGTAACTGGTCGTTCATGTAACCCTTACGCACACTCTCCTCTCGGCTGAATGCGTAGTAGATGATGCCGGAGTAGTTAACAAACTTGGCTTGATACTCCTGGCTGAATGTCCTTTCGTCTAGGTCATTCCGCGCTGCCTCGATCTCAGCCTCATCAACATTACCGCCCTCGATGGTCGTGTACTGGAAGGCTTCCCAGCCCTCCTCCTCATCGACGCCTCGCGTCCAGATGTCATAGAAATGGTTGCGCCCCTTCGGTGTCCCAATGAACAAGGCAGAACCTAAACGATCCGACAGACTGGGCCGCAGCACTTCGTACCACGCTTCTTTCCGCATATCTGCGAACTCGTCCAGAACAACAAAGTCCAACGCCCTCCCTCTGAGGTTGTCAGGCTTCTCTGCCCCTTTTAGGGATATGGTAGAACCATTCTTCAGCGTCAGCGATAGTGCGGTTTCGTTCCGCTTACTGATATACCCAGCAGGCAAAGCCTCGTTCAGCATGTCCCAGGCTATCTCTTTTGCAGCCTTGTAGGTCGGCGCGACATACCAGCAGTTCCTGTTCTTGCCTTCTAGGGCAGCACGAAGAAGCTCATGGGTAGACAGAAACGTCTTCCCAAATCGTCTACCAGCGACCACCGCCCTGAACCGTGAGTCACTGAAGAAGATGTCATCTTGTGGCTTAGTTAGCCTCACTCGCCCGCTCTATGACGATTGGTGGCAGGTCTTGTGCTTCTACTTCTGGCTGGTCTGACTGTCCTAGCCAGTTCTTGCCGAGCCATATCAACTGGGTGTTGTCACCGTCCATGGCCTTGGTGTATTGCCTACGTCTTAGGCTCATTTTCCCTGATGCGCTCTTTTGTTTGAAATACTCCGTAAAACTTAGCCCCTGCTCTCTCTTACAGGCTCGATTCAGGGTGTCATAGTCGATACCTAGAACTGCTGCCTGCTCCTCTCCCGTACAGTGGATGCGGCACATCTCATCAACTTGTTCCCAGTCAATCTCTTTGAGGGGTCTGCTCACTTGTCTGCCTTATGGCTTGCGCCGAAGTAGAATGACACCACCGCTGACACCACCCCTCCCAGATAACCAAGGACAAGGTTTATAACGGCTTCTGAGTTGGCATCTGGCGGTTGAACCGTAACAAGGGTCACATACCCACCGAAAAACAGGAAGGCTAACAATGCGAGAACCTTGGGCGTCCAATCACCGCTCTTTCTAGCGTCTTGGATGTCGGCAGTCTCAAGCTCGAATATATCGACTTCTAGCTCTGCAAGACGGGTTTTGTAGGCAAGGTCGGCTTTCTTAATCTCTGCCAGTTGTTCCGGTGAGGCTTCACTGAGCGCCTTCTGCACGGCTTGTGGCTCTGCCGGTACCCCAAGTACCTGTGCGAGTATTTTCCCCGCTCCGGCCCCCACAGGGCCTCCTATGGCACTTCCTATGGTCGGTGCTACTGCGCCCACTAAACCTTTGATCGCGTCCCACTTCATACTTCAGCCCTCACACCCGTTATCTTCAGGGTCATCCGCTCTTCGTGTCCGTTGAATATCTCCATCAGCTTTTGCAGCGTCTTCTTGGAGTTGTAAACAGCAGGTTCTAGCGCATCTGAGACAAAGCGATCACCAACACCTATGCAGCCTTCAATGTCGTGCGGAAAGTTTGCGACGTGAATCAGGATATAGCTGCGGTCAGGCACATCCATGACTTGAATCACATCTTGGAACCGCGTTCCGCTAAATGGTTGGCAGGCATACGTGCCTTCTGGAATGCACGACACGTTTGGCTGGTTGTCTTTCCATGGTCTTTCTATCGTGTAGCACGACCAGTCGCCAATACTTAGCTTTCCCAGCGTTCCACTGTCTAGGTATGCAAAGCGCCTTAATAAACCCATTTGCGATCCTTGTTTCGGTGTTCATTATGTGCTAGGTGGGAATTATACCCGTCTTTTTTACAAAAAAGGCAACTTTTTCACCCTCTCCCTGTTGTATGTGTAAACCTTTGGTGTACAATGATCCCATCAACAACGAGGGACGGACATGACTAGCAGCAAGAGCATCGACCAAATCATTGCGGAAGTTGCAGCAAAGACCGAAGACGAAAAAGACTTGCTCAAGCAATTTAGCTTCAAGAAAGGGTCTTGGTTCAAAGGCTATGAAGTCAAGGCAAACGGATCTTTTGAAGGCTTAGACTTCTGGATGGTGCGCTTTGAGAAAGTTGGGTCAGGCTGGGTGGCACTCCCAATATGCGAGCGCCAAGCCACGGAACCAAAACGGTTTGAAACATTGCATCAAGCCAAAATCAAAATCCTAAAAAATGCAGAGGCCGCGTAAGCGGCCCAAGGGGATCACATGAAACTACGCTACCCACTCGCCCTGCTCTTGATCGTCGGCTTCTTTGCTGCCGGTCAGAACGACTATGAGAACGAAGTGATGGAGGAACAGCAGTACATTGAGAGAGTGTGCGATGGAGTCCATACAAACTACCTAAATCTGGAACTTACTTGTGCGCGTCCTTGATCTATTCTCTGGCATTGGCGGCTTTTCCATTGGGCTAGAATCAGCAGGTATGGAAACTGTCGCCTTCTGCGAGCAAAACTCTTTCTGCCAAAAGATACTGGCCCAGCATTGGCCCACCCTCCCTATACATTCAGACATCACGGAGTTAAACGGATATGAGTACCGAGGAACAGTTGAGCTTGTTTGCGGGGGATTCCCTTGTCAGCCATTCAGTGTTGCCGGGAAGCAACTCGGCGCAGAAGATGACAGAGCACTCTGGCCGGAAATGCTGCGAGTCATACGCGAAGTGGCTCCCAGATGGGTCATTGGCGAGAATGTTTCTGGAATCATCCCGATGGAACTCGACAAAGTGCTATCTGACTTGGAAGGGGAAGGCTACACCTGCTGGACGTTTGTACTTCCAGCTTGTGCCATCGACGCCCACCATAGGCGAGACAGAGTCTGGGTTGTTGCACACTCCAACAGCAACAGCAAACCAGATGTCCCCTTCGATGCAGAAAGACCCGGGCAGTTGGTGGCCGACTCCGAACGCGGGTTTGGGGGAGAGAGGATCGTCGGTAAATATGGCGATCAAAGCGATGAAAGGGGAAAGGCGTCCCAGCGGCGCAACCATCCAAAAAGACCTAGGCTCGATGGTGAAATTGTACCCCACACCAACAGCTCACAACAGCAAAGAGGGGGCGTACCCATCGGAATACAACCGGAACACGCCAACCCTGACATCAGTGGCGACACAAGAGGACAACAAACCGCCCCAATCTGGCTCCCTGAACCCAACGTGGGTCGAGTGGCTGATGGGATTCCCAATCGGTCACACAGACTTAAAGCCCTCGGAAACGCCGTAGTTCCACCCCTGGTTGCAGAGATTGGCCGGATCGTTATGGAGTTTGACCAGCCTTGCTAACCAGCCAGATATTCTCCCTATCCTGGCCCTCTGGCATCTCTGCTGGATGGTTGGGGTCTGGCTCCTCTTCGTAGAGGTCTGAGACGATGACTGTCACCTGACAGTTGTTGGGTAGATCCTCAATCAGAACTGTCGGCACCAAACCTCTCCTCTATAAAGCGCTCGCGCTGAACCAAGGTCGCCAAGTCGCGGCAGGCCTCTTCCAGAACTTGGATGTCCTTCGTGACCCCGTATTCCGTAATCAAGTGAACCACCCGCCCACTCAGGTAATTGAGTTGATTGGCAATTATGTACTCAGTGGCGTCTATGTCACGCATCATTCGTAATCTACTCGGTGGATCTCGCCGCGCCACTCGTATTCGGCTGGTTTGTGTACCTTCACGAACTCTGGGGTCAGTAGGAAGTTATCACGGACGGTAAGGACAACAAAGCCTGAAACCCAGTTCTTTGGAGTGTCTTCGGCATAATCAAAGCTCGGCTGATGTGGGTCTGCCATCGTCCCGCATTGCACCCCATAGCGATGCGCGTTGTAATCACTCCAACTCTTACACTCCATTTGGTGTGTATGGCCCGTCACCATGTGAATACCAGATTTCAGGGCGTTCGTGTATCCAGCGTGAATTCCGCCATTGAATCTATGCTTGATCATGATCGGCTTCTCTGCACCATCAACCCATAGGGACATGCAAAACGTCCAGCTAGGAAAATGGTCTTTTAGGCTGAACCCTGGGACTCCCTGGAACATCGCCGCATTCTGCGCCAGTGACATATCAAAGCGCTGGTCGTGGTTGCCCATTGTCCAGAACCGCTCCGCGTTGGGCGCAGCCTTCTCAATCTCTGAGAGCCTTTGCGTCACGGTGTTTAGCTCTTGCTCCACTGTTGGCTTTTCCTCCCACCCCAGTGGGGCGTGGCGGCTGATGCTCGCGCCATCCATCAGATCACCATTCAAGACGATGACATCTGGCTGGAGTTGCTTGGCTAACTCAACAAAGGCAAGGTGGGCAGTGGTTACGGTGTTGGCCTCATAGTGAGCGTCTGAACCGATCAAGAAGGTTTTGTCTTTCTTGATGGTGAGCGTCTGACGAACTGCCTTTCTCGGCCCGTTGGTCTTGGATAGGTGCGCAGGGACGTTCAAAGTCCTGCCCAGCATACCTTCCACCCGCTTGCGTTTAGCAAACACGTTTCTGACCGAGACGTTGTACTTGGCCGCCATATTGGTCGCGCCCAATGCCTCAAACTCTACTGCGAATACCTCTGGATCAGTCGGTAGGATCGGTCTTGCCATGGCCCCCTCTTCTTGAATACGAATTGCAGACATGGGCAAAAACCAATGCCTTTAGCTTCTCATCCGATTCTTTTTTTGGTTCAGAGTCCCAGACCTGTTTGGCTGCTGCGTCCATAGCTTTCACCATGTCTTGCGCTACAACCCTGGGGGGTCTCATCTGCCACGCTCCCCCAAGCGTCTTTCATGGGCTTTTATTTGCTCTTCCCAATCGGCAATCATCTCGATGTAGTCCTGCTTGTAGAACTTCACTGGATCTCTTCTGGTCGCCAACATGTGCTCAACGGTGTCATGCCCGTACCATTGTTGCATCCAGATTGTATATTCCTGAGCCGCTGACCCATAGCGCATACCGTGAAGATTGCACCCGCCGCACTGAGGGTTAACGTTCTGCTCCTCTAGCGCCCACCGCGAGGATGAGCCTTTGGCTAGCCAGTGGCCGCCTTGCATACATTTATAATGGTCGAGCTTCCCGCAACTGACGCATTTGCAGTATCCATTGTCGTCAGCCGCGCTGATTCTTGCAAGTTTCTGCAATGTCTTCAATGCCTTGGCGCGAAGAGTTGCTGAGGTTTGTTTCTTCGACTTCACAACTGGGCTTTGTAGTTTGCGTCTATGGTCTGTTTAAACATATTTACCCTTTCCCGTACTTCATGCAAAAAATCTATTACTTGCAGCTCTAGCGCCAAAATTTCTTCTTGAGATGGCGAAAATCTCTTTATCCAAATGTTGCGCTCATCAGGAAGTCTAGGGTCGTACATCACAAAATCGCCCCATTTGCGCCTCGTGCAAGCAAGTTGCCACATCATTTGCGTCTTGTAGTTTTCTGGAATGTCGCCTCTGATAACTGTATTAACCATCGTTGTAGTATTCGGGCATTTAATTTCTATCAGCCCGTTATCCCCGACCAATCCGTCAGGGCTTGCGCTTGATTCTTCGATTAGTGGGTGGGGTACACTGCCAGTTTCGCATACATCACAACCCTTAATTAATTCATAGGCTTGGCGAGCCAACGGCTCTGTTTCTACGCCCCATTGCATCGCTGGGCTTGGCATTATTATCCTGCGCTCACCCGTAAGCCTTTCATTCACAAGGTCATCCATCAATTTCTGGCGCGATGCGCTATATCCACTCTTGGTCTTAGCGACAGCCTCATGGCATCTACTTGCGGTCAAGTTGCCAATTCTGGAAAGATGCCATTCTTCGCTTCCCTGTATCATTAGACGATCCTTCGCTGGTTGGCTTGCTTGGTTCGTTCAGCATCAAACGCCAGTTGCCCAAGCATGATTTTCTTCTTGAGTGTCTCAGCCTTCAGACTGGCTTGCTGGACTGTTCGGTAGTGGTTGGCCCACTCTCCGCTTGATCTGGTTTCTGTTTGCGCCTTAGCAGCGCTTGCCCCTGCATCCATGTGCGCCTTCTGGCTGCTAGCTTCAAAGCTCTTAAAATTGGTTTCTGCTTCAATTGCTTCCTTACTCGCCCCCTCCCACTCGTTTATACGTTGACTGAGTCGGTCAAGGATCTGATCCATTCTATCCATTTTCTCTCTCCCACAGATGACATTTAGTAGGGGTTTGGTGGCCCATACTTGATTTGTTTGTATCGTTAGGCTGTATTTCCACTCAACCATTTCTGCGCTGGCTCAAACGCTGCCCACCTCTCTGCCCATATTAAAACGGGGGAGAGGGTTTTTATGCCACCATCAACGAGTGTTCCATTTGGCGCTCCCTACTACAGCGCCCAGCTTCAAACAAATTGTCTTTTGGTCGTTCTGCTCAACGGGTCAACCACCCGCACCCGTACGCTTTTCCGTACACGCCTCTGCCACCGAAGTGGAGCAAATAAAAAGGGCCAGCCCCTCACAACAACAGGGGAGGGAGGAGGGAAGGAGGGACTGACCGCTAATCGTAGAAAACATCTGGTCGCAATTCTTCGCGTCGAACCGCTCCACCTGTCAACTTTTCCAACTTTATCACATGGACAGCCGGTACTTGGCTTTTCCATTTCTGAATATGTTGTCCGCTGACCCCACACTGTCGGGCTATCTCAGCCTTTGACCCAACAATTTCGACGACTCTTTTGAATGCTTCTGTTTCCATTCCGTCCACAGTACAGATACACCAGCAGTTTGCAAGAACAATAATACAAAAAAAGTTTGCATTAGTGCTTGCATGGATACACCAATAGTT